TAAAAGAGGCGATAAACAGTCCGTTAGCACACAGTGTTCAAATGAAGTATGTAAAGGTTGAAGAAAAACTACTTGGGACACCGTTACTAATAGATCTTCTCAAAGAGCAAAAAGAGCAGATTGAGGCAGAGTTAAAAGCTATTGATTATTTAATTAGTGTATATCAGTACAGGATAAACAGAGAACTAATGAATTGAAATAAATAGGAATGAGTGAATTTTCAGATATTAAATTTGGTAATGAAGATGTAAAGGAATCTGATGTCAAAAAATCACATCGTAGAAATACGGAGTGCTTAGTAAGATTAGACAGAAATATTTACAGAAAAGCATATTCTGAAACTCAATTACTCGATGTGTTGGGATTTGATTTTAAAGAGGGTGAGTCATATCACTGTATAACAGGCGGAGATGTGGATTCATTAAGTTATTTGAAATGCGTATTGAGACAACAGGATTTAGATTATTGTTTATTGTCGACATGGTGCATGGCAGGGGATGATGTTTTACAGATAGAAGAGTGGCTCGAATCAGGAAAGATAAAGAAGCTCGATGCTTATGTAGGTGAAATATTTCCACGAAGCTATAGAATGGAATGGCAGAAGTTAAACGAGATATTCGATAAGTATAAATGTGGAAGGATAGCAGTGTTTAAAAATCATTCAAAAATATATGCTGGTATCGGAGATAAGTTTGCATTCGGAATAGAAACAAGTGCAAACATAAATACTAATCCACGAACAGAAAACGGATGTGTGACAATAGGTAAAGAGATATATGAATTTTATAAAGATTACTTTGACAAAATAATATCATTTGAATAATGCCAGGAGGAAAAGGAAACATAAAACCAGAAGACGGAAAGCAATTCAGCTCTGAATATCAGCCAGGGGAGAAATGGACTGAAGCAAAAGCTTTGCAGTTAGCTGATGATTTAATTACATGGCAGAAGCAGAAACCTGTTAATATATTTTGGGACGAATATTTAGTTATGGAAAGAGATTTGTACCCTAAATTGATTTCTTATTTAAGTAAAAAATTTACCTCGTTTTTCCGACTACTTGAAAAAGCTAAAAAAATACAGGAGATAAAACTAAAAAAATACGGTACCGCGGACAAACTAAATGCTTCGATAACTAAGTTTGTTTTGATTAATGAGCATGGATGGAAAGATAAGCAAGAGATAGTAGCAGATGTTAAAGTCGAAGATACGCCTACAATTATATTCAAAGATTTCAGAGATGCCAAATCTTGAAATATCGGTTAAGTTCAATCCATTATTTCAGCTATTCGATAATAACATCTACCCTGATGTAGATACGGTAATCATCACCGGCGGCAGGTATTCACTTAAATCATTCACAGTATCGGTATTTGCCTTAACGGCCCTGGTTAACTATGGGTGGAATATACTATACACTCGTTATACTTCAATGTCAATCGTAGATAGTGTTAAGCCCGAGGTGAGTGATAAGGTTGAGCTGTTAGGGCTCGAAGGAAAGGTATTGGATAAGAACACCCACATTGAACGTGGTAGCAACAGGATAGCCTTTAAAGGCATCAAGACAGGTAGTAAGGGCCAGACGGCAAGTCTTAAATCGTTGTCAGGCTTTAACGTATTTGTCAATGATGAGGCGGAAGAGCTACCAGATATGAGAACTTTTAAGAAGATATTCTATTCTATACGGTCATCCGGTCAGCGTAACCTCACGATACTGATTCTTAACCCTACCATAAAGCAGCATTGGATATTTCAGGAGTTCTTTAAGAAGAAAGGATTAAAGGGAGGTGACAACTGCGTCAAAGATAATGTGATGTATATTCACTCTAGCTACCTCGATGCCGACAAAGATCAGATACCTAAAAACATACTGGCAGACTACAACAGGTTAAAGATCACCAACCCTACTGAATATGATAATGTTGTTATGGGAGGGTGGATATCGGAGATGGAGGGTCAGATATTCCCAGTTAGCAGCCTGAAGCGATACCGGGAGTTCCCTGAGAATATGGAATACTTTACTATATCATTCATTGACACGGCAGACGAAGGTGATAACTACTTCTCAATGCCTATTGCCAGGGTATATGGTAATCGTGTTTATATCATTGATGCTATCTTTGACCAGGACAACCTAACCATACAGGAGGGTCAGGTGCAGAGTAAGGTTAAGACGTGTCACATAAATAACATCACGGTAGAGACTAATAGCTTCGGGGCGTACTTCACACGTAGGCTAAGGGAGCTTATTACGGGAGTGGAATTCTTTGGTCAGTATGCTAAGGCTAACAAAATGGGACGCATCCTGGCTAATGCAGGACTGATAAAGACGTTCTTTTATTTCCCCGATGAGCCTAACGAGACTCTTCAGGCATTGATAGATCAGGCTACGGCATTGCTAAAGACGTCAACGGATGAAGATGATGCAGCAGATAGCTGTGCCGGTATGGCAGCTTATTTAGAAAAGTATCACGGATTGTTTAAAGAATAAAGCAAAACACATCAATAGCTTTAAAATATTAACAACGTCACCGGGAAAACAAAAATAATATTAACATTAACATTATAAAACTATAAATTATGGCAAAAGACAAAATGTATATTAAGTCGATGAAATTGTGGATTGAATCCATGAAGCTGGGTGTTGATGGTCGTAGAAAAGAATTATCAGATAATAAAGCTCTTACCAAGTCGCTTAAAACACAAAATACAATAGTACGTAAACTGATTAAATTTGATGAACTGAGAATAGTTGATGCAGAGGAGACTCTAAAAACTTATTTGGATAGCAATGAGTAATGGTTTACACTCTCAAAGAATATAGTAAGGTTTTTATGTTTGGCAACAAATATGTTTCTGCATCTACTATAAAAAGGCGGTGTGTAAATGATATGCTTCCGCTGGGACACATAGCAAGGAAGCTACCGCTGGCATCAAAAGGAGTATGGATCATTGAGGTTATTAATAAATAATGAACTATATACGTTTACAACTACACCAATAGGTATAAGGTTTACAAATAAGATAATGTAATTTTACAGGAAAGTCTTTAAATGGCTATTAATCCGTTTTATACATTATCGCAGTTTTTCGGAAAGTTATCCGGGATAGGTCGATCCAACATTAACTCACGTAATTATCAGTACTTAGTAGATCGTCCGGCGTGGCTATCACTCTCAGATGCTTCTAAGTATCGTCAGGCAGTAGCAGAGAACCCGGTGCTGTTTGGATGTATCGATATACTCGCTAGCAGTGCTGCACGTGGCAGGAAGTACCTGGTCGATCTACATGGCAAAGAGTTACCCTGGTCATCAGGTAAGGCAGGGGTGATGAATGCTCGCAGGTTATTCGTTGAACGGCCCAATCCATTACAGTCGGCAAAAGAATTTAACATTGAACATTACTATATGTTCTATACTTATGGTAATAACTTCCAATATCTAAATAACCCGGTAGCGGCCTTTGATACTGACATAACTAATGTACAGACCATATTCAACTTACCGTCCGAGTACATGGAGGTTAAGCAGACAGGTAAGCTATTCGATCAGATAGACATTAAAGGTATCATCGAGAAGTTTAGTCTTACTAATTATAACCCTGTGAAGGACTTCGATCCTGACAGGATAATTCATTTCAATGATCTTAACCTCTCCGCTATTGGTAATTCGATAATGGGAACATCCCGGCTGTCTAATCTTAAGATGCCTATCACAAATACACAACTGGCCTTCGAGGCTATGAACGTACTATTAAAGTCACGCGGTATGATTGGTATCATTAGTGCTAACAACAAAGATGCTACCGGCACACAGATACCTATGCGGCCTGATGATAAAAAACAGATTGAAGATACGTTTAAGACAGAGTATGGGACACGTGAAGGGCAGAAGCAGTATCTTATCAGTTACTCCGATATAGCTTTCACCAAGACTGTAATGTCACCTAAGGAGCTAGGTATATATAATGACTTCTCAAACAATGCTATGATAATAAGCAATGGATTTAGGGTACCGCCGGAGCTTTATAAGACTTATATAACGGGAGCCACCTTTGAGAATCAGGTACAGGCGGTGCGGAGACTTTATCAGGACACCGTCATCCCACTGGTAGAGAATGAGGATACTTATTATACCGAACGGCTCAATATGCGGAAGTATGGCTTTGAGTTAAAGACTGACTTCACACATATAGAAGCCTTACAAGATGCTTTTAAAGAGAAGGCCGTGGCACTTAACATGAACTCACGAGCAGCTGAATCTGCTTATAATAATAATGTCATCACATGGAATCAGTATCTGGAACTGTTGGATATGGAGCCTGTGAGCGATGGTAATGTATATAAGTTTGAAAGAGGATTAACAGAAATAACAACTGATGAATGACAAGGACAAAAAGAGAGCAGCGATAATAAAGAGGCTGCGTGCTATAAAGCAAAAGAAGATTGATAATAAAGAGATAATCAAAAAATAAGGCAATGGAACACTACGGTAACATAGAGTTTGCGACAAAGAAAGAGCTATACAAGTTCTTATCTGAGAACCATGATAAGTTGATTGCTCAGAAGAAAGCGGTAAAGAAAGAAGCTGACTGTCCTATTATGGTAGAGCCTGTTATCGTACATGATAAAAACGGTACAGCTAGTAAGGCTGCTATTGGTGATGTTAGTAACTTGAAATCGTTAAAGGTT